AAATACATTGGAGTCTGTAGCGGCTTCTACTTCTAAGCCATCAGCAGTCACTGTGCCGGTTACGTTGACGCCTGTGGAGGTTGTGGCTAGTTTGGTAGCTCCTAAGTGCAAGAGCGAAACAGTACCGCCAGAGCCTCCATCGACCATAGTAATGTAGTCATTACCATCGGCATCACGGAGACTTAGGTTTGTACCCTTAATGAATAAATTGCCTGTTCCACTGTCTTCAATTACAGAATGACTGCCTGAATGATAAATTTGCAGGTCATTACCAGCGCCGAAGATAGCCTTGTCGTTGTCACCAAACGATACATTTGCTGTAGTAGTCAGACCTGCAAAGGTTGGTGAGTCAGTAGTTGCTACGCCTTGATCCAGAGACTTGACAGCAGTAAGGTTAGTTAACTCTGAGTCCATTAAGGCACCAGCAGCAGTAACATTAGTTGTGTCCGTTACGTCTGCTGAGGCTTCAATACCGTCCAGCTTAGTGTGGTCAGCATCGGTAAATACATTGGAGTCTGTAGCGGCTTCTACTGCGGCTCTAATCTCAGCATCAGTCTGATCTGCTGTAGCACTAGCCTCAATACCATCTAGCTTTGTACCGTCTGTAGCAACATCACGTCCATCAATGGTTCCGTCTGTAGTTAAGTTGCCAGAGATAACAGGAGCAGTAAGCGTTTTATTAGTAAGTGTTTGTGTGCCAGTCAGAGTGGCAACGGTAGAGTCAATAGCAAAGGTAACAGCATTATCTGAGCCAGACGTATCAATACCAGTACCGCCTGTGAAGGTTATAGCCTCAGAGTCTAGGTCAATACTCAATGCACCACCAGAGTCTGCCTGGAAGTCTAGGTCTTGTGCGGTTGTTTGTGAATCTACGTAGTCTTTAACTGCAGCAGACGTAGGTAATGTAGTGTCGTTATCATTAGAACCAATACCTTCTGATTCAATAACAACAGCTGTTGCTTTAAAATTACTTACCTCTAAGTTTGTTACTGTATTATTATCTACATCAATGTTTTTATTAGTAAGTGTGTCTGACCCTGAAAGAGTAGAAATAGAACTGTCAACACTAATTGTCAAAGTGTTTCCAGAACCTGAAGTATTAATACCAGTTCCACCAGCAATTGTCATAGTTTCAGAATCTAGGTCAATACTCAACGCACCACCTGAATCACCTTGGAAATCTAAGTCTTGAGCAGTAACTTGAGCATCAACATAGGCTTTTACAGACTGTTGCGTAGGTACTAAAACGGCACTGTTGGACGACATATCGTCTTCGTCAACAAAAGCACCAATAGAAATAGTACCGTCAGAAATAGTGTCAAAGGTCAATGTACCTGTAAAGGTAGGACCTGCTGTGTCAGCTTTGGTTGCAACGGCTGTGGCAATTGCATCGAACTCAGTTTCAAATTCAGCGCCACGGATGATCTTTCCTGAGTCGCCTGTAGGTAACGAGTCCTTCGCTTCAAAGTCTGTAGTCTTAGTATAGTTCGACATCGGAAAGTCCTATTGCAGAAAAACGGAGGAGAAAGGAAAAAGGGGCCATTGCTGACCCCTCTTGTCGTTCTTATGCAGAAGGTACTGCGAGAACGAAACCAGCTTCAGGACGATATACCTGAACACCATACAAAGTGTCAGCAGTGTACAGAGTTGAGAGGTACTCCTGCTTGTACTGGGTTTGTGAACGTACAGCCATTTGCTCTGCCATGACAATTGCGTCTTTGTGGAAGAGAAGCGCAGCACGTGTATCAGCGGTTCCTGCAGTGTTATCACCAGCAGCTTCGATAGTTGCACAGTTAGAAGACACGTAGATGTCTACACCGTACAGGTTACCGATAAGGCCAGAGTTAACTGACTGACCGCTTACGAAGTCAGAAGACACATAGCGATCAATGCCCATGATAGCATTACGAGTCGCAGGTGGAATAACAAGGCAACGGTTTTCCATAGGAACGTCGTTGTCGTCCATCTTCTGAATCATGTCACGGAAGAACGCGTCAGTAAAGTCGTCACCAGAAACAAGAGTGTCGTCAGTGTACTGAGTAGTTGTACCGTTGTCGTTGAAGAAACAACCAGTGTGCTGATAGTCAGTAGGAGCTACTGAACCAGAGTACACGATTGAACCACCGTTACCAAAGCCAGTACCTGCTGAGTGCAAGTCAGTGTCTACCTTAAGAGCAAGCTGGTAGCCAGCGTCTTCAGTGTAGAACTGACGGAGGCTGTTAAGCGCCTGTACTTCGACGATGTCTTCGATAAGACGTGAGTACTCGAAGTGACGGTCAACAGCAATCTGCAGTTCTGACTCTAGGTTTGCTTGGATTGTTACCGCAGTAGCTTCAGCTTTTGCAGAAGCAGATCCACGTGTTGGCTTAGGAATGTGGATCACATCACCTTTCTTACCAGACATTTGGATACGCTTTACAAGAGGTGCAAGCTTGAGGTTCTTTTGGTAAGCTGCAATTACTTCGTCACTCCAGATTTCTGGGATGAAAGTACCAGCAGCAGTTTTGTCAACTACAGCATTCGCTGTAAAATAAGTTCCAGAGGTTTCGTTAGCCATGATAAATCTCCTTGATAAGTAGGCTACTTAACTCGACCCTCTTGGTACGCCTTAAATATTTCGTCTGACATAGACTGATAGCGTTCAGGGTCGGTTCGCATAAGTTTAATTATGTCAGCCCGACGATAAGTCTTCTTACGAGATCGCTCTGCTGTTCCTCTAGCAGTTCCGGTAGTTGCAGCTTTGAGAGATTGTTTACGTGCTGTTCGTTCTACTTTGGCTGTCTGCTTAACCATTTGGTTACGCTCTTTCCAAAGACTGAACAACTCGTTAGCAGCGTCATAGTCATATTCCTGGTCTGCTGCTACAAACATCTGAGTCCTATATTTAGAAGCCTTAATCCACTCAGCAAATTTAGCGTCACCTAGTATGTCTTGCATGTCAGGATGTTCTGACTGTAGTTGTGCAAGTGCGGTTTGCTTCTTGTACTGAGTAGTGTATTCCTGCGCTTCTTTAATCTTAGGATGATTCTCAATAGCTTTACTAACGGCTGATTTTGGATCAGTAAAGAAATCAATGTCGTCATCTTCGTCAACGGGCTGTTGAACAGGTGTGTTTTTTTGTTCGAGTTGTGTATGTATGAAGTCGTCTACTACCTTACGTAACTCGCCAACTTCGGAAGACTGACGACCAAGCATCTTTTCAGCTTCTTGGTGCATCTGTACAATTTCTTGTACTGACTTTCCTTGGTACTTATCAGGTAAGTCTTCTTCTTTAGGTTTGGCTTTCGGTATGGGGTTTTCTTGAGTTGGCTCATCAAACGCTTGGGCTTCAAGATCAGTAGTTGTTGAGTCGTCTTCAATACGCTCGTCAATTAGTGTCGCTCTTGACATATTAAACTGCTCCGCCTTTTATTATGGTTATGGAGATTAATGTAGAAAGGATTAGCCGTTAGGCGTCCTCTTTTTTATTACGGCCTGCTTTTTCATGTTCCCTAACCCATTTCATGTGCTGACCTGGAAAATCTCCAGAAGCACCGTCAAGGTGGAAAGATGGGGCAGAAACCAATCGTTTAGCATTAGCGCCACAACCACACCTACTAGTTGTGACGTCAGGCTTTACGAATTCTTCAAAGACATGTCCGTTAGTACAACGGAAGTCGTAGACTTTAAACATCTAAAGGTTCTTCTTCTTCTGCTTCAGCTTGTTCTCTAGCAGCAGTAATAGTGTTTTGTAAATTAATAATAGTTGCAAAGGCAGCTACTTGTCCTTTACGATAATGTAGATCTTCTATATCTTTTACTGTTTGTATATCAGCAAGCTGAGTAGCGTTAGTAGAAAGTTCTTGAATGAGTTGTTTGAAACCTTCGTGGTTAAAGAGTTCGTTATAATTATTAAAATAAGTTTCAAGCTCAGGAGTCATAGTTTCCTCTAATGTTTAACTATAGTAATAGTATAGCATATTTTTAGTCGTTTGTCAAGTCTTTTTTTATACTTTCTTGCATTGCTTGTTGTCGTTCACAAGCGTGGCAGTCACCACAGACAATAAACCCACCTAAAGCATCAGTAGGATGTCTACAGGACCAGTACATCTCACGTAACTCTTCAGGCATACTTAAGTAGATACCTTTGCTACGTTCTACAGAGTTGTAGGTCATGTGTTCAAAAGGTGCTAACCAAATAGGCTTAACACGTCGTGTAGTACATAGTGCATTTAACACACCTTGTGCTTCAGCACCTTCGTCTCTACCTATGTTGTAGTCACCTGTATAAACAATGTTAAAAGCTTTACCTAAACCAGAAGCAGTCCTCATAGCTTGGAATAGTGCTAGCACCATGTCCTTACCACCTGGATACTTAGCTTTCCAAGAGTACACCGAAGAAGAGAACTCAAAGGGTCTTTGGTTCTTTCTCATGTAGTTGATCGTGTTCTCTATAGCTTTTGCTTCTGCTTTAACACGGCCTTCAGAGTTGTCTATGTGTATTGAGTGTACGTGTATGTCTTGTTCTGTATGTTCCAAAAGATTCCATAGTAATGAGACACTGTCCATACCACCTGAGTACATTACTATGGCTGTTTCTTTATCGTTTCCTTTAAAGTAGTTTTTGTTTAAACATATATCTAAAGCTTGCTTTACTTTAGTTTCGTAACTCACTTTTTTCTACGTCTCCCTGAAGCAGTAACTGCGTGTTTAATTTTAGCAGGTCCGGTTTTGCGTTTAGCTGAAGACTTCTTTTCAGCGGCTGTCATCTTAGCTGCAACCGCTTTAGGCCTACAAGAAGGGTAAGGACGTTTACTCTTGGTAGCTGACTTACGACCACAAGGCTTACCCGTTTTAACGTCCACCCAGTCTTCTTTAAACCATTTCTTAAGGGCTGCACCCTCTTTACTTTTTCTTACGGCCACTTTTGTTACCCCAGTTTTTAGCACCTACCTTACGGCATTTGGCTACAGCACCAGAAGCGTACGCAGAAGGCCAGACCTTGTATCTGGACTTGACCTTCTTTGCACAAGCGTCGTTAGCTTTTTTACTTTTTGCTTTAGCCATTATGGACGACGCGTTCTTGATCCACGCCTTGTAGTGCTTTGTGTACCTCGTCTAGCACGATTAGCTCTTTCACGCCGTTCTGCAGGCGTAAGTGGTGCAGATCTTGGTGGATTAGAAGGCGGCCTAGGTGGACTAGGTGTGCGTGGTGGTGTCCGACTTGGTGATCTATTAGCTGTTGTAGTACGTTTTTTAGGCGGTCGTCCTACTTTACTTCCGTATGTTCCTTTTCCTTGTGGCATAGTGTTCTCCTTACCATTTAGTTTTGTTAGCCCAAAATGCAGCTGACATCTTACCTTTGGCTATGTTCTTAGCGTGTCTTGCTTTGAACGACTTAGCCCTTTTAGTCATTGTTTTATCACCTGTTTTGCCTTGTTGGCCAAAGCGTATAGTCTTTACTTTGTCACCTTCCTTAGCGACAACTACGTGGGACTTCTTAGGGTGATTAGGAGTCCTCTTTGGTTTGTTGTACCCGCTTACGCCCGCTCGTGCTAGTCTTGGGTCTGCTTTCTTTGACATTAGACAGCTCCTCCACTTTCTTCTCCAGGTCGTCTAGGCGTTGGAACGTTCCCTTGAAGTGGCTGTTGACTTGGTCCAGCAGGGTTTGCATTTCGCGTTGTGTCATTAGCATTAGATTGTCCTTTTTGGTCTATTGCTTTTTCTTTAATAAGCGTTTCAGCAACTTTGAGACGACGTTCAAATTCTTTGTCCTCAGCGTCACCTTCACGCAGGTTACGAGTAATAGCATTAATCTTATCTATCTCCAGCTCTTGAGGTACAACAGCAGCCTCTGCAGCCAACTTAGCAGCACGTGCTTGAGACTCTTGCGCCTGAGCAGACAACGCTGCAGTTTGTGACTGCTGGAACTGCATTTGCGCTTGTTGAGCTTGTTGTTGCATCTGTTGCGCTTGCGGGTTAGGCTGTGATGCTTGCTGCATAGCCGCAAGAAGCTCTTCACGGTTAGATAAATTCATATTGTCAATAACGGACTCTATAAGTGTACTGTACAGTGGTGAGTCCTGACCCATAGTCTGTAACAACTGTACTAACTGAGTAACTTCGTACTCTCTTGCGATA